GTCCTTGCCGTCAGGGATGGTATTGGGCGCATTGGTAACTGGAACGTCTATGTTCTATCAGTGCCCCCTGACGTCCTTACCGTCAGGGATGACATTGGCTAGCCTTACCGATGGGTCAGAAATGTTCCTATCAGTGACTCTAAACACATCGGACTATTCCGATTTGCTGGATCGCATTAACACTAACAACGCTAACACAGGAGTGACATTCCACGGTGGCACCTCTCTCTACAACGCATCACCTGGAGCCCCCGCAAGGGCTGCTCTGCTAGCCAGATCACCGGCATGGGTCATCACGGACGGAGGTCCCGCATAATCACTATCCTTAACTAACAAATCAACATGAAATCACTATTACTCGTAACCCTAGCGATAGTATCGATCGGATGCTCAACAACGGAAGTTGATCCCATCCTTGTTGAGGTGGCCGCCACTGAATTGGTAGCAAGAGCTATCGAAAAGAATCCCGCGTTAGGAGTTGAGTTAGATCTCCTTTCCAAAGCGTTGGAAAATGAAGATCTTGTCTATGCCGACTACTTGGCTGGGAGAACCGGACCGGAGGCCGTCATTGCTGCTTCTGTAATTAAGGGGGTGGTCGAGGCCTACGGAGGGGAGGCTAGCAATCAGATGCTTTCTAAGACTTTGTACGGTGGAATCATGTTAGCTAGTGCGAGGAAATTCTAAATGGCTGACACGCTCTCGAAAACCGTTAGTGCTCCGTTAGTTGATACAACGGCGAAAAACCGACTGTACAGCTATATTCAGCGAACGCAGACACCGTTGACGGTTGAGAGCGTGCTCAACAACGCGCTCAATGGCTATCTATGGGAGCAACATCTAGTGTTTGTTGCCATGGTAGACACCTGGCCACGCCTCGCTAAAGCTCTAGAGGAGGTGTCTAGAGAGAGCAGTAAGGCACCGTTCGAGGTGGTGCCATTTGCCAAGCGCGGGAAAAAGCCGACAGCCCGAGCAACTAGCAAGGCGCAATATATCGAGGATATCCTCTGCTGCGTTAAGCCCGATCCATTCAGGGCTGAGCTAGGCTGGAAATCCTTACATAGCAACCTAGCACAAGGGTTTTTCTACGGGCATCACGTTGTCGAGACGCTTTGGCAGCAGGTAGAGGGATCACAGCGCCCGAGAGCGTTTAAATACGTCTCCCCCGAGTTCTATCGTTATCCCACGAATATAGCCGAGGAAGATAGGTTGATGCTCAATCTTTCGGGGCAAATGAACGGTAACCTGATCGATTTCCCGGCCTATCATTTTCTCGTAGGAATCAACAAGGCTCATCTTGGGCATGCCTCGATTGCCGCCCCGCTTCGAGGTCTGGTACAATACTGGATCGCTGCTAACTTTGGCCTTAAATGGTTCATGCAGTTTGCTCAAAACTTTGGCGTGCCGTTGCGCTGGGCAACCTATCCGGCATCTGATCAGCAGGCACAGCATGATGTGGCCTGCATGCTGCAGAGCATCGGCTCAAACGGATGGGGAGCGTTCCCGTCCGGCACTAATGTAGAGATCTTGGAGGCATCGAAGTCGGCGCAAGACTTGCCACAAGCATTGCTCATCGATCTAGCCGATCGGCAGGTTGACATTCGGATCCTTGGACAATCCCTGACGACTGATGTCGGAGACTCCGGCAGTAGAGCGTTAGGCGATGTCCATGGGACTGTCCGGCGTGGCGTGATCGTAGGCGTTGCCGATTGGGTTGCGAGCATCATTGGTAATCAGCTAATCCCTGACATGATCGCGCTCAAGTTTGGGGCGGGTCATGAGCATGATGAGATGCCGACCTATGAGGTGCAGTGGGAGGAGCACAAGGATGCCAAACTCCAGGCCGAGGTCTCACAGATCCTTTTCAAAGATATGAAATTGCCAGTCTCAACTGACTGGCTCTATGAGACTCATGGAGTGCCACGGCCAGAGCCAGGTGATGAGTTATTTGATGTGCCCGAGCCTCCCGCGCCATTGGCATTGCCAGGCGATCCTAACGCAGATCCTGACGCCGATCCTAAGGACAAGAAGGCTGACCCGAAGACCGCAAAGAAAGAGGATGACGAGGAGCCTAACGTTGCCAAGGCAGCGCTAAAGCCAACGCCCGGGCGCGTTCTAGATCGGCCAATAGTTGACCAGCTTACTGACACTGTGCTCGAAGATGTGTCAGGAGTAGCTGCGGATTTCCTGCGAGGTGTCCGGCCATTCTTCCGCTCGCTCGTTACCGCCGCACTCGACCGCAAAGTTTCTGACGCCGAATTTATTGCTACGTTAGAGAGCGCCTCCAATCGATTCCCCGAGTTATTCGAGAGTCTCGATATTGAGACTCTTTCGCAAAAACTAGAAAACGCAATCGGAACATCTATGCTTAGCGGAGCCAGGGAAAGGCTGCTATAATCGGCATCATCAAGGGATTAACAGGGATGCCGCCGCAACAGAAACTAAAAATAGTCAAGGAGATCTCCATTACTTGGGTGATTTCCGCCGTGATCGCATTAGCTGCAGCTGCTGGAACTCTACATCTAGCAATGTACAAAATGCAGAGTGATGTCATAAAAAACACTACATCAATCGCTGGGCATGCCATCAAGCTGGAGGATAATGCCGTTAAGATCTCAACGATTAATAGCGAGCTATCAAATATACGGACAATCATAGAGTTGCTTAGAGAGAGCCGTAAGGAGGACAAGGAAACGCTCAAACAGATCTTGAGCGAGGTCAAGCAGTAGCCGATGCCCGTTGCCGTAACAGTCAACACGTCCGGCAGTATCTCTAGTGTTGTCAAAGAGGTGCTAGAGGTGCTGTCGCCCTCTCAGCGGACGCGGATGAACGCAGTGGCGAGCCGAGAGGTAGTCAAATCGGTCAAATCCTATCATCGCGCCTACGATGCTGCGGGGAAATGGCGCAAGACCGGCGGAGGTGGCTCAACATTTGGCGAGCAGATCACCAGGGGCTGGTTTGTGGATTCAGTGACCGAACAGAAAGTCATTGTTGCCAACGCCGGGCCGCACTACCGGCAAAAAGTAGAGGGCGGAACCATCACGGCAAAGCGGGCCAGCGCTCTCACGATCCCACTCGTTCCCGAGGCAAAAGGCCGCTTTGTCGCCGTCTATGAGCAGATTTACGGGCGCAAACTATTTCGGCCCAAAGGGAAAGACGTGCTTATGGAGAAGCTTGCGAACGGGGATATTCGCGCAGTTTATGCACTGAAGAAATCTGTTAGGCAACGTCCATGGGCAGGCGCTTTCCCGCCAGAAAAGCACTATTTAGCGCCGTTTGTGGCATCAATCGAGGGTCAAATAGAGCGCGCACTTCGCGCCTAAAATAGACGTTTGCCAGTATTCGGCGAAGGCCCCTAACTTAGGGTGTGCAAGTTTTCGCCTCTCACAGTCTGCCAGAGTCTGACAATGTCCCCGGCGAAATTGTGTATTTGCCGAGGGGAGAAAATACCATTTCGGCAACTCTTGGAGGCAAGCCTCGCCAGGTCACTGTTAAGGTCGATCGGGCAATTGCAGACGCACTAAGTGCCGCATTTAATGAGCGGCTCAAGAGCCCCGTCCGCCCTCATTTCGATTTCGACCATGCGGGCAAAGGCCCGGCAGCTGGGCAACCTTTCAAGATTTGGTGGGACGAAGAGCGGGGCGTGATGGCTTCGGCTAACTGGTCTGACGCAGGCACCAGAGCACTCAAAGGCCGCGATTACTCCTACTTTTCGCCCACGTTTCTCATCGACGACAAGGGCAGGCCCTACGGATTCCCTAAGTCTGGGGCCATCGGGGCACTCGTCAACGAACCAGCTTTTCGCGAAATTGGCAAAATTGCCGCTAACCACACTGATATCGAAATGGACACTAACGCATTGCAACTGGCGGGGGTTTTGACTGCCGCTGAAGCCACCACGCCAGAGACTGCCGTTGCGGCAATTGTCTCCAAACATCAGTCTCGGGAGACTGCCTTCGCTGATCTCCAAGCTAAGCTCCAGGCTGCTGAGGCCAAGCTCGCTGAGCAAGCTCAGAAGGTTGCCGACGATACCGCCGAGCGCCTCATCAAGGCTGGCAAAGTCGATGAGGGAAAGCGCGAGAGCCTGGTCAAGGCACTTCTCGCCGATCCCTCTATGGCTGATCTCCTCGATGCCCAGAAAACAGCGCCAGACGTGACTAACCAAGTCGTCTCCGGCAAAGTCACCGCCGCTGCAACGCTTTCCGAAGATGCCGAAATGGTCAAAGCGGCCAGCACTCGCGAGCGCGCTCTAGCACTTGTTGCAACTGGCGTCCCCTACTCGGTCGCCTGGAATCGCGCCGAAATTCAAGGCTAATCCTAAACACTAACGTAAATGTCAAAACAAACTGAAGTCAAAATCGGGGCGCTACGGGTGCCCGCGAGTGCTGCAATCATTGCCCTCACTGGCACTACTGCGCAAGGCCGAGCCGCAAACTGGGACGCAGCCGCAGGAACCATTGAGCTGTGCATTGTCGATGAATTCCCTGAATTTATCATCGATGACGTGCATGATGATGACACTGCAACCGTCATTCCGTTTACGTCAGAGCGCAATTTCCGAGTCCAGCTTGATGCCGCCCTAACGGCTGCTCTAGGGCTGGGTGATTACATCAAAGTCGACGACGGCGGCGCGGGGAAATTTGATTCCGGTGGGGCTGCCGCTGACGTCAACGTAGGGCGAGTGGAAGAGGCTGCAGCCGCAGGTGGCCTAGCCCTTGTGCGACCGCTCAAATCCACGGTCACCACCTAATTTAACATTACCATCACAACAATGAGCCGACTATCCACACTTTCAGAGAGCGCGATGATGCGCCAATTCGCACTTGGCGCTGCGCAATCGGCAATCCAACCCGTCGCCGACTTTCTCGCGCCTCCCGTGCAGGTTCCTACTTCCGTAGGTAAGTACAAGAGTTACACCGAGAAAAACCGTTTCCACATTCCTTCTACTCTCCGCGCCATTGGCGGGCGGGCGACTGAGATCCGATTCGAAGCGAGTGATGAGACGTATAATTGTCAGCCGCATGCTCTCGATTATCCTATCGACAACCTCGAGCAACTTGAGGCCAGGTCGCTGGAAAACATGCTCCAAGAAGGCGCTACGGCAATCGCCGAGGTCGCTGGATTGTCGCATGAAAAGACCGTCATCGATGCTGCCTTGGCAGCAGCCGGGGCTGGCACTGACGTTAATGCTACCACATCAACGACTGATCTAGTCGATCTGATCGACATCGAGATAGCTAACGTCATCCTAGCCGCCAAATACGGCTCTCTGATGGGCGTGGGCATTATCATGGGCACCCAGGCATTCCGCAGGCTCAAAAACCATCCGCTCGTTAGAGCTCGCTTTACCGTCGGCACTGGTACCAACCGGGGCAATGGCCGGTCGGGCGGGAACCAGGGCGGAGCCGCCTCGATCAATCCTAGTGTGGATGATCTTCGCGGGCTGTTTATGGGCAACCCTGACACCATGGTTTCGTTTATGTGTTATGACGACAACGGGCCAGGGGAAGCCGCTGACATGAAATTCCTGCTGGAAAACGGGGTGTTGATCTTCGCACGCTCACCAAGCCCGACTCGCCGCGATCCGAGCTTCATGAAAACCTTCAGGCTTGCCAACGAATGGATGAAGCCCGGGTCTTACTCTCGTGACGATGGCCGGGTTGAGGTCGCCAAGTTCGACTGGTCCGAAGATGTCAAGGTGACGAACTCCGCAGCCGTCAAGCGACTGAACTTCAACGCCTCCTAAAATTTGTGGGTAACACTGACAGAGCACGACGTGAGATCTCGTTTGGTGGGGCCGGAGGTGGCCGCACTGAACGCTTATCATCTGTCTCCCGGTCAGAATTCGCCCCTCAGCGAAATCATCGCTGGGGTTACGGGCGAGGTGCGCGGGCGAGTCTCGAGCTGCTCTCGCAATACCCTGGGAGCAGCGGGGACCATCCCTTCAGAACTGACACACGCAGCTCTAACGCTCATCACCTGGCGGTTAATCGCACGATTACCGGATAACGAAAATCTGATCAATGAAGCTAGGCGCAAAGATTATGAGGACGCACAATCACTCCTTAGGGACGTGGCCTCATGCGCTTACTCCATTGGGGATTCCAACCCGGCAATCAGCGACTGCACAGCAGGGGCATACGGTGGGGATTTGGCTATTGATTTTATTGTTTAGCCTGATGGGATTGATCGCATCAACGAAAGCAGCAGTGGTTGCCCAGCTTAGCCTAGTGCCAGCTTTGGCTGACATTACTGTTGTTGCACGCGATCACCTAACGGGGTCTAAACTGACCGAATCACTATCAAAAGCTGCTGGCCTTGCCGTTGTCGTGGACATCGTGCAGGGCGACATGGAGGACAACAAGCGGGCGCTACCTAACCCGTCTTTTGAGTCGATGGTGTCAGTGACATTGTGGAGCAATCCGTTGCTCCTGATGTATGACGAGACCAGCCAGACAGCGGCATCGGCTCCGTTCGACTCCACCCAGCGCAACCCTGACGATGTGCTAGAGGCAATACTGAAGAGCCTGCATAACCTCGCTTTCTCCGTCGATGTCGATGGGGAATGCTGCTCGCGAAACGCTCTAAAGCTACGGGGATGGCAACCCATATCAACGGCCACAAATATGCATGTGATTGAAATCATGTGCCAAACCACCTTACATCTAACCTAACCACATACTACCATGGGCCGCAGCGCAATTATTGGATCTCATTTCATGTTCCTACCACAGGGGACAAGTATCGACGCCGTGACTGTTGGAGTCGATGACAAGCCGGACAGCGTGCCAACGACTAACTGGACGGACTACACGCTAGGGTGTGTCGAATCGATCTCGATGAGCAACGACGTCACCGAAGAGGCCGTTCGCTGTCCTGTCTCTGGCGGCGGGGCTTACCAGGAGGCTAACGCTTTTGCCCTCCAACAGAATTTGACGGCGAATATCACGCTCGCTGAGCTCAACCCGCTTTTGTGGCAGGTGATCTGGATGGCTGACACTATCTCGCCGACTGGACCAACCTCCGCATTCGTGCCGTTGGCAGCTGGCGCATTCCTCAAAGGCTGGAGTCGTATTACCATGTATGACGAGAGCAACGTGTTGATCTCCACCGCAGAGTTCTGGAGCCAGTTGCGCCTCAACGGCAACGTGGATTTTCAGGAAGCGGTGACTAAAATCCCGGTCGCGTTGAAGATCTTCACCAACGCTCTTAACGTCGGAACCCTGAGTTCCTTTTTCTAAGGTCTAGCAATGCTGTATAAAGCGTCAGTTAAAGTGACGCTCCAGGCCTACACCCTAATACAGTTCACGCATTACCAAGAGCATGAGCCCCGTCTAAGGCAAAGCCCGGAGATTCAGGTCGCGCAGTCCTTGCGCGGTGATCACATTCGCGCTTTCGGGCGGGGATCGGTGCGTAGCGAATACACGTTTTCGCGTGTTGTTGAGCATGCGCATCGTGATGCCGCGATTGCAGCGATGCAGGACTTTGCTGAGTTGTGGCCTAAGCTCCATGGGACCACAACCATCATCACGAATACCGATCCTAACGGACACACTCTCGCTAATTCGGCGATTTCGTCAGTAGATTGTCATCTAAACAATTTCCTGACTTATCACACCATCACAATCGTGGGGGGATTGTGGACTACCGTTGCGCCCTAGGCCATGGCTGGAGATAAAAAGGTCAAGATCGCGATCGAGACAACGGCGGATCCAGCCGGAATCGAGCAGGTGCGCAAGCGGCTTGACGAGCTACAAAAAGAGGCGGCAGCTACGGGGCAGAGTTTCGACGCTCTAGCAACGAAAGAATTCGGGAACCTCGACACGGTCTTTGACGAGTTTTCAGGAGAGCTGAAAAAAGCCCAGCAACAGCTAGACCAGCTTGCCAGTAAAGGAGTGGATGTCAGGGTCGCAAGCTCTGGCCTAGAGCGGATCAAAAATGAGATCCGCCAGCTAAAGGGCGGAACTGTTGACGTCAAGGACGAGCAGGCGCGCAAGAAGGTCAAGGCACTAACAGACAATCTAAACGTTAAGCTTAATGTTCAGGATGCGGATCTTGACGAAGCTGCTAAAAAGGTCGCGAAGCTGAAGGGCGATGCGGTTGAGGTTAAAGTTTCCGCATTAGACGCGACACTCGACGAGACCGCCAGGAAAGCCGAGAAGCTAGCAACGCCCGTTGCAATCAACGTTGCTACCAATGACGCGACGCTTGACGAGACTGTTAGGAAAGCCGAGAAGCTTGGCACGACTCCGGTCGCCGTCAATGTCGTTACTAACGATGCGACACTCGAGGAGACTGTTCGGAAAGTTGAGAAGCTGGACCAAGAAGCGGTTGATATTCGAGTCAACGTAGATCCGACTCAGCTAGATCAAGCCAATGCGAAGCTGGATCAAACGAAGCAGAAAGCCACCGCGGTTGGCTCAACTCCTATTAGCGTCAACGTCGTCACCAATGATGCCACGCTTGATGAGACTGCTAGGAAGATAGCGAAGCTACAGGGGGAACAAGTTGACCTAAATATTAAGGTTGATCAGACGCCTATAGATCAGGCTAATGCCAAGCTAGATCAGACAAGGCAGAAGGCGGCGGCAGTTAATGCGACTTCGGTTACCGTCAACGTTGCAACTAACGACGCAACTCTTGACGAAGCTGTTAGGAAGGTAGCCAAACTGGACCAAGAAGCGGTTGATCTCCGAATCGGAGTGGATCAAACCCAGCTTGATCAGGCTACCGCTAAGCTGGACAAGGCGAAGCAGAAGGCCGAAGGAATCAAGACAACGCCCATTGAGGTCAATGTTAAGATTAACGATGAGAATCTAGTCAAGACAGAGAAAAAGATTGCCCAACTGAAAGGCAAAGACGTTGATCTGAACGTTAGGGCGAATCAAACGGAGATTGACCAGGTCAAGGCTAAGTTTGATTCCCTGAAAGACAAGAAGGCCAAGGTCAGCGTAGAGGTTCAGGATTCGATTCGCAAGCTTGACCAAATTGAAGTAAAGCTAGAGTCGATCAGATCCAAATCTGCTAAAGCTATCGCTATCAAGTCTGGAGATAAAGAACTCCAGGCGATGGTGACAAAGCTAGAGGAGCTGGAGCGCCAACTAGGCAGGGTAGCGAAGGGATCGCAGGCGTTTGATGTTGTTTCGCGGAATATCGCCAAGGCCAGGCAAGAGATCATTGCCACGGCAAAGCAGAAGGGGTTCACTCAACTGAATCAGGATGCGGCGGCAACGGGCAAACACGCTGATCAGCTAAGCGCAAAGCTCGTAAAATTGCGGGAAACGATAGGCAAACTCGATTCGAAATCTCCTCAATTTGCCAACACTCGTAGCGCTATTGATAGGCTGTCTACGTCGGTAAAATCCCTCGATAGTACTGCTGGAAAAGGAACCGGGGGAATTTCGGCATTAGGGAACAGCCTTGGCGGGTTGGCCGGGAAAGCTGGCGCGGTTGGCGTGGTGATAGGAACGCTTGTAGCATCGTTAAATTTGCTCAAGGACGGAGTCGCTGCAGCCTCGGACACAGAGGACATTACCGTTCAGTTTCAGGTTTTGTTAGGCTCGATCGAAGCCGCAGAGTCTAGGATTTCTGAGTTGCGAGACTTTGCCGCAAAGACACCATTCACCTTAAAAGGACTAGCGGAAGCGTCGCGAATCCTAGAGACGATTACGGCAGGAGCGCTTTCGACTGGCGAGGGGCTAAAATTAGTCGGCGACCTGGCTGCTGGCACTGGTGAGGATTTCTCGAACCTGGCTCTGCATATCGGGCGGGTATATGACGGCCTGCAAAATGGTACGCCAGTAGGTGAGTCTATGCTCCGTTTGCAAGAGCTTGGCATTGTCACGGCGGCAACGCGTCGAGAGATCGAGGCGATGCAGAAAGCAAACGTTGACGGTGCTGATGTGTGGGCACGGGCCCAACAAGACTTTTCTCGGTTTGCTGGTTCGATGGAGCTAAGAAGTAACACGCTTTCTGGCGTTTGGTCAACGCTCTCAGACAATCTAACATTGTTCAAGTCCACGCTAGGCAAGCCTTTGCTTAGTCCTCTAACAAAGCTTTTATCTGGTCTAGTTCCGATTACCGATGCCGCAACATCGGCGCTCCGGAGAATCCTCGAAAATATTGGTGCGTTAGAGCGGAGTGCCGCACCAGCGGGCGAGAGCGTTGCGGCAGCATTTCTCAAGATCAAAGAGAGCGCCGAAAAATCAGGGGAGGCAACTCTAGCGGCGGCGCGCACAAGTTTTGTCGGGTACGAGAAGGCCATCGAACTTTTAGACAAGCTCGGGGCCAAGGTTGACGCAGTTACGCAAGGGCACATCGATCTAGCTAACGCTACCACAGATGCGCAGATTGCCGAGATAGAGGCCACGCCAGATACCGAGATTTCGCAGAGCGAGAAACAAATCCGTATCGATGAGCTGAATGCAGCGAGAAGGCTTAAGATCAAGGAAAAGGGCGATGATGCGCTTGTTAGGAAAGAGGAACTGACTAACGAAAAGATTTCCCAGCTTGAAAGGTCTAGGCTTGCGGAGAAAGAGAAGCGAGAAGGACTGAACGCGGAAAAGGTTAACATTCTCAGAAACCTAGATTTGCGAACGCAACTGGCTAAGCGAATCGATGAGTCTAACAAACAGCTAGAGGAGAAGGCAGACGACCTTTCGCATGCATTTGGCAATCTGACGGCGAAGGAAGAAAAAAACTTGCTCGAATCCTTTGCAACGCTTGAAGCGTTCCGGGACAAAGCGGTTGCCGAGCTTGCCGAGCGCAACCGGGAAATCAAGCCCGATACACTCCAGAAAAATTTAACGTTAGTTGAAAATGCTCTGTCAGTCTCAGCGGCCAAAATTGAAAGCGAAGCAGAAGACAGGAAACAGTTAGAAAAAGAGCAACGAAAACAACAAGAGGAAAATGATCGGCAACGTCGAATCACTAACAAGCTCTATGAACTAGGCGAGCGTAAAGAACAAGCAACCATACGCAAGCGCATACTGACAAAAGACTCAACGCAGACGCAGGCGAACAGGGCCGAAGCACTCAAGAGCGCTCAAGATCAAGGCAAGGATATTGAGAAAGAAGGGGAGGCCACGCTGAAAGCGTTAGGCAAACGAGCGGAGGATAAGAAAGCGCCGAAGAAGCTCCAAGAAACAATCGCCAAGCTCACCGAGTCGTTTAAGGATGGCGTTAGTGAGGACGAGTTAGCGGCGCTCGACAAGTTTGCTGGCTCGGCCAAGACCAGTGACGCGACGGCGAAAGCGCTGATTGCAACACTGCAACGCGTAGTGGATGACGCGCAAGCTAACAATGCTCGAATGGCGGCGCTAGAGGCGAAAGTTCAAGAGTTGAGTCGTGGCGGGGAAAGTGCGCCAGCGTTAGAGGCTAGACAGGTGCAGGCGCAAACGCAGACCATCACAGCTGGAGAAAATTTTCAACGGGAAGCATTTGCTAGCGGAAATACGAAGCTAGCTGAAAACCTAGGGAAAGCGATTGACGCAGTCAGAGACGGCGCGACAGCCGAAGAGGCGCGCAAGCTTGCTGAGGTGATCGCTAGAGCGAGCACGACGACGACCGCGGCACTACAAGCGGCAGCGGCAACGGCAGCTTCGCAAGCTGGCGCGTTGTTTGACATTGTCACAACGCTAAAGGGACTGCAAGCTCAGGTGGAAGTGGCGAAAACGCAGATCAAGGGGGTTAGGAAATAATGGCTGTAGCATGGACGATTAGGCATACGCCAGCAGTAGGCTCGCCAGTTACGCAGAGCCCGGAGCTCTGGAAGGTGACGGTGGGAGATCTATCACTGTCCAACATGGAGGTTGATACTCTGACCATAGGGGCGGCTGCTGACGACGGCCCAGCATGGGCGTACAACGACACGATTGAAGTTCTGAAGGATGGCGTAATCTGGTTCTCGGGAACTATCATTGCCACGCCTTTCCAGGGGACGCCGGGAATCGAGGAAACCGAGTTCACCGTTGCGGGTCCATGGTGGTGGTTGACCCAGCTAACATTTCAGCAAAATTGGGGAGAGATCGACGAGTTTCACACGATCACACCAGCCGGGCCAACGAGTTTCAAGCGCTCGCGAGTGATCCTTGGCCAGGCCAACGATGGGACATTGATTCCGACGAACACGCAGATTGAGGCGATCCTCAACTATGCTATCAACGCTGGCGCGCCATTCCAGCTTCCTGGTCTAGGGTTATCGCTGACTGGACAGACCACCTGGATGTCAGAGAGGACGGGGCAGACATGCGCCGAAGTGGTTCGCGACTTGATGCGATGGCATCCTAACAAGGCGGTTACCATCGATTATTCTACAACTCCGCCCACGCTAGATATTCCCGACAGTGTAACGCCAACTAGCATTGATCTAGGAGCGGCAAGGGTTTCTGCGGTATCCTATCGAGCTAGGCAAGATCTCCAGCCTACCGCAGTCCTCTTCATCTACGAAAAAGACCACCAATTCAACAACAGCACTTATACCGAGGTAATCAGGGACATTTACCCTGGCGGAGCAACTGGCGACGAACTCAACGTCATTGTTTCAACGATCCCTTTGCGAGGCTCACAACGCACGACGCAAAGCGTTAGGATTCGGTCTCAAGTGATCCCTACTGCAACGCATACGGTAGGGGGCGCAAATCCAGAGCTAGAGATTTTTTGGGAAGAACACATTCCTTGGCTAGCGGAAATCAATAACCGCTCCCTATGGATAGTAGGCGGTCACTCCATTACGCTAGCAAAGCGCACGTCTGATGCTGATCCAGATCCGCTTGACGCGTCAGCGGCTGTTGAGCCTGGCATTGCAGCGATGGATTATCCTCGCGAACTATTGAGCGGACAAGTAGAGGACTGGACAGGGAAAAAGACCGAAAGCTTGCGGGTTACGGCAACAATCGCTTTCAACGCCGCTCCCGCTTCACTAACAGGCAAACTAAAGGAGATCTTTACCGAGCAAGTTGAAATTTCGGGAACCTGGTATCCTGCCTGCAAGGTTGGCGTGGAGATCGAGGGGACAGATGCACAGACTGGCGTTTATCGGAAAACCGTGAGTTCAACTCCCGCAGAAGAAGAGCCGTCAGGGCTAGCGGAAGCGTATTACAATGCGATTAGCGAATTGCAATACGAGGGGCGCATTGTACTGATAGACGAGGATCCCGACAGGACAGGGTTTGGCGTTGGCGCACGGATCACCATCACTGATGGCGTTACTACGGCAGTAACAAGCGCCGTGATTCAGCAGGTCGCCGAGAACATCGCGGAAGGGCGCACGGAAATCATTTTCGGCCCACCTGAGCACCTGAGCCCGCAAGATTTCATCGAAAGCCTTCGCCTAGCCCGAGTGATGCCCAAGCGGACCATTTCCATTCCTGCGCGCGAAGAAGGCAAGGAAGACCAAGAAGGCGGGCAAGCAATCAGTGGCTACGGTTTGCCAAAAACTAACACTGTTCCAGAACCGCCAGTTTCCCGGCGGAAGCATAATTTCTCGACTAACATTGTAGGAAATGGGCAAATTGAAATTGAGACCGGATGGTTTTATGAGGACGGCGATGGAGCTGGCACGGAATTGGCGCCGTCCAGTCCTAAGACAGTGTCGGGAACTGAGTATCTGTATGTTGTCGCTGATACTAACAAAGACGGAGCAGTTACGTCTCTATCGATAGACTGGACAGGCTCGGCACCGACAGGCTTACAAAAACACAGGCAGGAGAAGACCGATTCAGAAAGCGATCTTGGACTAGAGGGGAAATATGCCTGGCTCGTTTTGACGGCAGTAAACTCGGGCGGGGAAGTGACTGTCACTCATCACATCACTGGCTCGATTTTTTATTACTCTGATAGATCGGAAAAAAATTGGAATGGGAATGTTATTCACCTTGGCGGGGACACGAACGTTAACGACTATAACGGTACCGGTGGCTACGTTGGGTTTGAAACGCCGCCAAATCCCATGGTTCGAGTTCCCAAGGAACCGCCAACGCCAGGAGTTGGCGAGGGAACCAAATACCATGCGCGATGTGTTACCGAAGGAGGCACTGCCGCATGGATTGACGTCCAGGAACTGCCGCCATCGGACGCGACGCAATCGGCATTAGATGGCAAGGCTCCGACTGGTCACACACACGACGCCGCCGACACAACAACAGGAGTTTTTGACACTGTCAGGATAAGTGAGGGAAGTGTTACACAGCATGAGGGAGCCATCAATCACGACGCCCTCCTAAATTACCTAGCCGCCGAGCACGTCTCATTCACGGCTGGAGCAGCTTCGGCCCGACCGGCCGCGGGAACGGATGACCGCTATTATTTTGCTACCGATACGGCTGTCCTTTCGCGGGATAACGGCACGACCTGGGACACGGTTAGCGGCACACCGGGCCCGGCTGGGCCTCAAGGCGCGCAAGGAGCAGCAGGCGCTCAGGGTGGAGCGGGTGCCGCAGGTCCACAGGGTGACGCTGGAATTGCGGGGCCGCAGGGAGCTGCCGGAGCGCAAGGGGCTGCC